ATGATAATGATAATGATAATGATAATGATAATGATAATGATAATGATAATGATAATGACAATGATAATAATGATAATAATGATAATGATAGTTTAAGTGTTAATGATACTACTGATAATAATAATGATGATGATGATGATGATGATGATGACGATGACGATGATGATGATGATGATGATGATGATGATGATGATGATGATAGTTATGATGATAATTATAGTGATAATGATAATGATAATGATAATGATAAAAACAAAGATGATATAAATACAAATCATGATAATATAAAAAATATAAATAGCACTTATGAAAATGCAGATATTGAAATAAATGATAACAACTATTTTTTTGAAAAAGATATAAAATTATCTGAAAATGATTTAAAAATTTTGAATATAAAATCAATTGAAAATATTGATGTTAATAATAATATTAATAATGATACAAATAATAACAATATTTATGATTTAAAATCTATAAAAAATATTAATAAAACTAAAATAGATATATTAAGAACTATTGTTGTTACTAATAATTTATTAGATAATGAAACAGCACAAAAAACTAAAAAATCTGATTTGATAAAAATGATACAAAATATAAAATAAATTTTTAATTTTGAAAATTATTTTGTTATATAAATATAATAATGAGTGATTTAAATAATGTTTATATCAATTGTTCAGCATTGATGTCTGATAGTAGAAATGTATTACAGAATAGTAATAATATTATAGATAATAATAATAGTTTAAAAAATAGACAATATTTAATTACTAATGCTGATGATATTATTTATAACAACCAAGTTAATGCGTGTAATTTTACTACATCAAAAAACAATTATATAACCCAGCCTTTTATATTGAATAATAATTTAAAAAAAAATATTAATAAAAATAATTATGATAATTCTATTTATTTATCAAAAGAAAAACTCAATCAATTAAATAATTAAAAAATCTATTTTACAAATTATATTATATATATATATATATATTATTATGGATTTAGTAAAATTATTAATGGGTCCTCTTGACAAAAGTTATTGTTCAGTATTTTTGATATTAGGATTAGTTATGTTTTTTATGGTTGTTTCAAAAATTATTATGTTATTTATATTAGCTATTTCTCCCATGGATTCTAAAAATAAAAAATACAAAGGTCCTATGATTTTTGTTGGAATTACAACAACATTAATAGTATTATTATATTATTTAGTATTTAGAGTATTATACAATATTTGTAATAAAGTTTTATAAAATTATAACTTAATAACTATTTAAATATAATTATAAATTATTTACAATATACTTATTATTTATAATTATATGAATATATTAAGTATTGATATTGGAATTAAAAATTTAGCCTATGTACATACTATATATTGTAAAAATACTAATAAAATAGATATTATTAGTTGGGACATTATTAATTTAACTAATAATAATTTTATTTGTTGCGATTGTAAAAATAATGCTAAATATTGTATAGATAATGTTTATTATTGTAATAAACATGCAAAAAAAACTAATTACAGAATTTTAGATTGTAAAATTAATCAATTAAAAAAAAAATCTTTAAAAGAATTAATTTCTTTTTCTCAAACATATGATATATCATTCAATAATAATTTAAATACTCTTGACAAAAAACTTACTATAATTGATTTTGTCAAAACTAAATTTTTGTGTAGTATTGAATCTGACAATACTAATAATATTTCTTTAATTGATATTGGTATTAATATTAATAAAATATTTAACAAATTATTTACAACTCAATTTGATTTAATTTTAATAGAAAATCAAATTAGTCCATTAGCTAATAGAATGAAAACTATACAAGGTATGGTCGCTCAATATTTTATAAATAAAAATATTGAAAATATTTTGTTTATTTCATCATGTAATAAACTTAAACCATTCACAAATAACAAAAAATCAACATATAATGAAAGAAAAAAATTCAGTATAGAAATTACTTACAAAATATTAGAAAAATTAAATATTGATAAAAATTTAATTGAATATTTTAAAAATAATAAAAAAAAGGATGATTTATCTGATTGTTTTATGCAAAATATATCACATTTGATATTGAATTATAATTTTTCTATTGAAATATAATTTACAAAATAATTAATAATTAATAATTAATAATTAATAATTAATTAATAAATAATTATTATTTATGCGTCTTACTTAAAAATTAAACTTCTTATTTAAACATAAATGGATATTATTGAGATTACACCTGATTCATTTAGCAATGAAGAAATAATATTAGACAATGATAATAATCAAAGTGTTAATTTTGGTTCAGGAATTGAATTGTTAATGAATAAATCTGAAAACAAACCTAATAGTAACAAAAATAATGTTAGTGAACTTAATATTAATGATATTAATTCATTAGAAGATGAATTGAATGATTTAACTAATGATATTGGTAATATTCCATCTGTCAATTTTGATAATAATAATACCAATAATGATATTGATACTACTATTGACTATAATAATAAAAATAAAACAACTGAAAAAAATATTGAAAAAGAATCTAAAAATATATTTAGTTCTATCTTTAATAGTGGTAAAAATATTAAATCTGTAAAAGAAGTTAAAGAAGTTAAAGATTATAATGATAAATCTATTGGTGAAAAAACATCTGATATTAATGATACTAACACATGGGATGAATATAATAATTATGATAATGTGCCTAACAATAATGTTAAAGAAGAATTAACAGAAGAAGAAATATTAAGAAAAAAATTTGAATATTTAAAAAAATTAGAAGCTCTTGAAAGAAAAGGAGCTAATTTAAGTAAAAAATATGGAATGGATAGCGATTTACAAGAAATGATGGGAGAATATGAAATGTTAATAAATGAAAAAGAAAAAGAAAACTCTGTAAAATTTCAAGGTAAAATGTTGATGGCTTGTATACATGGATTAGAATTTTTAAATAATAAATTTGATCCCTTTGATGTTAAATTAGAGGGTTGGTCTGAACAAGTCAATGAAAATATTGATGAATATGATGATATATTTATGGAATTACATGAAAAATATAAATCTAAAGCTAAAATGTCTCCTGAATTAAAATTATTATTTCAACTTGGAGGCTCTGCTATAATGGTTCATATGTCTAATACATTATTTAAATCTGCTATGCCTGGCATGGATGAAGTTATGAGACAACATCCAGATTTAATGAAACAATTCAGTCAAGCTGCCGTAAATACTATGGGACAAAATAATCCAGGATTCAGTGGATTTATGGGTAATATATTTGGCGGACTAAATGGTGGGAATCAGCAGGAACAGATTGTACAAAATAATATGAATGGTCCACCCTCGCCTATAGAAACACAATTACCTAATAGATCTTCTAGATCTAACAATAATAATAACAATAACAATAACAATAACAATAACAATAACAATAACAATAACAATAACAATAAAAATAATAACATCAATAATATTAGACCAGATTTAAATGCTGCTCAAGCTGCTTTAGCTGATAACAATGATATAAAAAATATGAATGGTCCTTCTATTTCTGAAAATATTACATCTAATATTAATGATTTGTTAAAAAATGTAAAACCTAAAGATTCTAGAGGTAGAAAAAAAACAACTAGTAACAAAAATACTATCAGTTTAGAAATATAAAATTATATAAAATTATATAAAATTGAAAATATTTTTATTTATAATTTATTATTAAATATAATAAATTATATGAATTATATAATTATTGATGTTAGTTATTGGATTTTCTATAGATATTTTGCTTTAATTCAATATTTTAAACATTCTAAATCTATTGAACATTTAGATATTGACACATTATATGATAATCCTGTATTTGTTCAAAAATTTGATGAAATGATTAAAAATACTATTAAAAATGTAAAAAAAAAATTAAAAATTACAAAACAAAATTCTCTTGTTATTGCTGCATGTGATTGTCCTAGACTAAATATATGGAGAAATGAATTCTATAATCATTATAAAGAAACACGAATTAAAAATAATAAATTTGTAGGTATTGAATTTTTCAAACATGTATATAATTCTAATCTTTTGAATAATGCTGATATTGATTATATATTTAAATATGATAAATTAGAAGGTGATGATATTATTGCTATTTTAAAAAATTATATTAGAAAAACTAGAAATGATGATATATATATTATTGCTAATGATTATGATTATTTACAATTAATTGATGAACATACACATGTAATTAATTTACAAAATAAAAATCTTTTACATAATAAAAATATGTTTCCTGATGGAAATAAAAATTTATTTTTCAAAATTGTTCAAGGTGATAAATCTGATAATATTAATCCATTGCTAAAAAAATGTACTAAAGAAACTATTGAATATTATTATGAAAATCCTGACATTTTTGAAAATATTTTGAAAGAAAAAAATTTAATAGAGCAATATGAATTAAATAAAAAATTAATTAGTTTTTTCGAAATTCCTCTTGAATTAAAAAATGAATTTATTAAACATATTGAACCTCAATTAAAAGTTATTATTTCTAAATCTGATGCTGATTATCTTAAAAAATAATAAAAAATAATAAAAAATAAAATTTAAAAATATTTTTTTTATGTTTATTTAAACAATTTTTATTTTATTAATATAATTATTATTTATGTTTTTTAATGGTATTTCTAATAAATACAATATTGATAACTGTGACGTTAGTTTACATAGTGGTGTTCCTAAACAATATTATAATATGAAAAACAAAAAATTTAATGATTGGGAAATTCCTCCATGGGAATTATATATTTTTAAAGATAGATTAATCGGACAAGGAACTTTCTCTAATGTTTATCTTGCTAAATGGCGCGAAACATTTGTTGTTGCTAAAGTTTTCAAACCAGAAATAATAGAATCTAAAAAATTTTTGTTTATTAGAGAAATACAAATTTTAAGTAAAATACATCATCCTAATATTGTTCAATTTTTAGGTTATATTGACAATCCATTTATTATTATAATGGAATATATACCAAACAATAATTTAAGTGATAATATTAATTCATTAAAAAAAAAAGAAAAATTATCTATTGTTGTTGATATTTTAAGAGCGTTAGCATACTTACATAATCGACAACCTTTTGGATTAATACATCGTGATATCAAACCTACTAATATAATTTTAACTAAATCAAAGGTTGCTAAAATAGCTGATTTTGGATTGTCTAAATTTTACTTGAAAAATAATATTGTAAATAAAAATTTGAATGATCCTAATTCTAATTATAATT